GAATGGAGAGCAGAAAATGATATTATATCTCAAGGCAGTGCTAATCCACAAAATGATGATATCGTAGTAGGAGGTATGTAATCCTATATTTATTGATATACACTATAAGTACACTATGGCTGGAGAAAAATTAACATCTGGAGAAATAAACGAGCGAGTTGAAGCATGTTATGACTTACGTTATAAACAAGGCATGCATCAAAAACAATGGGTAAAACATTGTCATAAAGCATACGGTGATAAATCAGAAAAACAATACATTCAATATTGGATTAAATCAAAGGATTTATATCAGGAATCATGGCGTGAAAAATTATCTCAACAATTAGATCCTGCCGTTAATGAATTAATTAGATTAATGGCTAGTGATGATGAGAAAATAAGACAAAGAGCAATAGATCAAGTAATGAAATACAATGGCGAAGATGAAATTAAGGTTGCAATATCAGGTGAAATGGATATTAAACTAAATTGGGGTGATGATGCAGGAATTCTCGCTGAATGATTTTTACGATAATCTAAACGACGCATTCTATGAAATGGAAACAGAATACGTTGATAAAGAAGAATATATAAACGCTGGTATTATGTATGATGCTAGACAGGCATTAACACATGAACAGGAATTATACAATATATTAGATGGAAATAACATTATTTACACCGCACCAAGGACAAAAAACAGTCATAAACGGTTTTTCAAATAGTAAACAAAAATTCGGTACTGTTGTTACATCAAGACAATGGGGTAAATCATTATTAGGACAAAATCTATTATTATATTGGTTATTAAGTCAACCTAAACAAAAGGGTGCTTGGATATCTCCTATATACAATCAAGGTAAAAAAGTATTTCAAGAATTATCTAATGCATCACATAAGGTAATTAACAAATCAAATAAAGCAGATTTAACAATAGAATTCTTAAATGGTTCTACATTACAATTTCTAAGTGCTGAACGTGCTGATAGTGTAAGGGGATTCTCATTTAACTATATGGTTATTGATGAGGCAGCATACATTAAAGAAAATGCATTTCAAGAAGCAATATTACCTACGTTAACTGCTATAGGTAAGAAATGTTTAATAATCAGTACACCTAAATCTAAAAATTGGTTTTATAAATATTATTTAAAGGGTGTCAGCGATAGTATTGATTATGTTTCGTTTCGCGGTCATTCAACAGACAATCCATATATAGATCAATCATTTATATCAGAACAGAAAGCATCATTACCATCAGACATTTATAGACAAGAATATGAAGGTGAATTTACAGACGCTACTAGTGAGGTATTTAGAGGAATAGATAATGTATGTGTAGTACCTAATTATAGTAATGGAGATAGAGTACAACGATGTTTTATAGGTATAGATACAGGTTTATCTAATGATTATTCAGTGTTAACAATTATGAACGAGGCAGGTAGAGTTATGTTCATGGATAGAATTAAAGGTGAAAACATAAATACTATAGCAAATAAATTTATTGGTATAATGTCTAGATTTAACATACATGGAGGTTATATTGAAACAAATGGTATAGGTAGAGCAATGTATGATTTAATAATGCCTAAACAACGTAAATTAAAAGGATTTACTACTACACAAGATAGTAAAACACAGATAGTAAGAACATTAATTGAAGATATAGAGGCTACTAACGTTGAATTACCAGGTAAAGAATTAGAACCTGAATGTTATAAAGAATTATCATTATACACTTACAAATTAAATACAAATGGTAAATTATCATTTACACACCCTGCTGGAATACATGATGATATAGTTGATTCAATTATGTTAGCAAATAAGGCACGTAATGAAATACAGACAAATAAAATTTATATAGGACGTTCACCACAACAATATAAACCACAGTTTGGAGTTAGATAACATATCTCCTCTTTTTAAATAAAATATTTATCGTTATATGAAGAAAAATTATAAAATAGAAATTCCTGAGTATTTGTCAATTAACAGATATCAGCGATTACAAAATCTAGAACATTTATCTGAGTTAGGTAAATTAATAGAAACTATTCATGTGTTTACTAATATTAGTAGAGACGAGATTAAAACATGGGCAATAGCAGATTTAGGTAAAGTAAGTAATGATATGTCTACAGCAGTAGATTTAACACCAAAATTTTATCCTATATGGCAGCATGAAAACATTAATTATGGATATGCAGATATCAGTACAATGACATTAGCTGAATTTGTAGATTTAGAAGCATTATGTAAAAAACCAACTGAAAACTTACACGAGATAATGGCGGTATTATATCGACCTATTGAAACACATAGATTTAATAAGTTAAGTTGGAAAGTAAAACATAATGTAAAATTGTTTCAAGAGAAATTAGGCAATGTATTTAAATATTATGAATTAAATAAATACGATAGTAAACGTAGACACGTTGATTCTGAGGTAATGAAAGATTTACCTACAGGTCTAGCTTTAGGTGCATTGAATTTTTTTTTAGGAACCGCCAACTTACATTGGATAAATTCTCTGACCTCTTTAAAGACACTAAAGACGGACAAGATGAAGACACTGTTGGAGAAACAGACACTGGAAGCTTTGACGGGCATTGGGGATGGTTTGCGACATTATATTCGCTCGCCAAAACAAATATACTCAGTATCACAGGAGAAAATAGTATCGTTGACTTAAATATTAACTTTGTATTGAATTATCTGTCAATAGATAAAGATTATAAAGAATTAGAACGTCAAGCACAAAAACGAGCGATGCAACAGAATAAAAACAGAATAAAATTAAAATAATATGGCATGTAATTGTAATAAAGCAGATAAAAAGGCAATATGGAAAAGATATAAAGCCGGTATTGATAGACATAGAATAGCAGCACAAATGATGGTTCAACTATCGTTAGTAGATGAATGTATTGAAAATGGTGATCCAAATGTAGCACCTATTATTCGTACAGAAGCTAAAGCAGCTAAAAACAGAGCAGCCAAATCTAAAATTAAAGAATAATGACATCATTAGAAAGCGTAGTACAAACATTTAGATCAGCAGCTGATGCTCATGAGTATGTAAACTCATTTGCTTTCGGTAGTTTAGATTTTCTAGATTCATCATCACAAAATATTAAGTATCCTTATGTTTTCTTAAGACCATTACAATCACCTGGGTACTCACAAGATACAAGATTAAGAATATTATCATTCGAATTGTATGCTTTAGATGTTCCTAGATTACAAAATCAATCACCTGAGGCAGTAATGTCTAAGATGGAACAAGTATTATATGACTTTGGAGGTTATATGAACTGGGGTCCGCCAAGTGATGATCAATCAAAAGGTGTATCTTATGATATACAGAGTATAACACCTACATTAGAGGCATTTATGGATAGAGTATATGGTTTTGTAGGTACAATACAATATCAAGAATCAGGAATTTATGATTACTGTAATTTCCCTAAGATATAAATGGAGTTTGAAAATTTAGATAACGCACTATTAGATTTCGGAACACGTATAGTTGAAGAAATGCAAAACCAATTATTTGAAAATAAATCGGTTGGTACAGGTGACTTAGCTAGATCAATTACTAGAACAGTAGTACCATTACCTAATGATCAGGGTGAGCAATTACAAATGTCATTATTATGGTATGGTGAATTATTAGAAGATGGAGGACCACATAGGCGAGCAGGTAGAATGCCTCCAATTAGACCAATTGAAGGTTGGATTAAAAATAAAAAAATACCTGTACCTGCTAAATTTAAATCACCTGAGAATTTTGCATGGGCAATAGCTAAAAGCATAAAAAAGAAGGGTGTTAAAAAATATCCTAAGAAACCATTTATAATGGAATCAATAAATAATGCAGCTGCAAATTTCGGTACAGCAGAAATAACAGCAGCGTTAGAAAAAGATATAATAATAAACATTAATGATGCAGCTGAATCAGCTGGAGCAACAGTAAATTAGATTATGGCATTATCAATTATATCATCACCTTATAAAACAAACGCTACAACAAATAACTTACCTATTGTTGTAACAAGTCCATCTATGTCTATGGCACAATATAGGTTAGTAACAGAAATATACATTCCTCAAAGAGGATCAGCTCCTGTAACTACCGTGAAAACATTTCCAAGCGCATCAGTTGCTATGATTGATATAGCTCGCGTGTGTTCACAGTACTTGACATATGATAACGCGATGGAAGCTACTGGTAGTCAATACAGTACTACTAATGCTGCTTATTTTAGAGTAGTAATGGGTGAAGAATATTCAACATCACCTTCATCATCTATAGTTGCATATAATGGTTTAGGAGCAGTAGGCAGTCCAGCATTTAGTGCTTCATTTAGTGGTTCAGGTAATACAATTTTATTACAACCTGCAGTTAATGAGTATACAAATTTAACTTATGATTGGCCTAAAAGTGAATGGAACGAAGATAGTGGTAATCCATTATTAACAAATGATCCATCATATCAATCAGATACATTTTGGACACCATCTGATTTTAGTAATTTAAAAGGTAAAATGTTTAGTTATGATTGGGCAACAGTATCATCAATAACAGATGCTTTTGATGTAGGTTATGCTTATGTTGAAGTAAAATTATATAATGCAGTTGGAAGTATGGTTTATAAAAATGATACTAGTTTTGGTGATAGTCAATCACCATTAGGACCATTATGTCATTTTGGAATTGGTCCTGCTAATTTATCAGCTAGTCAATTTCCTAACACTGTTGGTCCTAATTCAGCATCAGTTTATATTTTAGATGATGATTGGAGTAAAATAACATATGAATTTGAAGGATTTACTGGTAACTATAATATAGGATTTACACAACAAAGTTGTTCATTTTATGATCAAATAATAGATAGTTCTGATGCTGATACTAATAAGGATTATATAAAAGGTAGAACACGATTTGCTTTTATTAATAAATTCGGTGTAATGGATTATTATAATGTAATAAATCCAGTAAAAAAATCAGCTAAAATAAAACGTAAAAATTACACACAACCACAATTGCCATGGCAGAATATGTCTACAACTAGTGGCGCTGTATTTAACAGTAATTCACGTGGTAAAAACGATTATTATACTACATATGTAGATGAATTTGAGGTAACAACTGATTATATGGATACAGCTA